ATAGCAAAGTTAATAAAAATCCTAAATTTTATTTTATGGAAAAGAAAAAGAATAAGGTAGAGAAACCTAAGGATAGTTTACCAAAAGGTATGACTAAAAAGAAATTTAAAGATAAATATGCAAAGGTTGTATGGTGTGATTATTATGATTGTATACATAATGAAAGACCAGAAGGGATGAGTAGGAAAGTTGGGACTATAATGGGTAATCCTAACTACGAATCTGTAGGAACCAAGGATGAATCTTTTAAAGGTGTATGTAATAAAGAGGAGATTGGAATAAGATTTAAAGTTATAAAAACTTCAAGTGGTGCAAAACATAAGGTTCCTGAATGTTTTAATGCTACGTCAAATAAAACAGGACATATGGATTTTAGTAAACTTTTACAACCTGATGGAAGTCCATTTGGGGGAAGTATTGAATCAGGAAATGCTGATACAGGGTATTCAAATGTGGGGTATCTCTAATGCCAAAAAAATTTTCTAGAAATGTGAGGGAACGAGGATTAAAATTATATTTGGATGATAGTTATTCAGCGAGAGAGATTGCAGAACAATTATCACAAGAATTTAGGACAGTTGTTACCACCCCTACTATTTATCATTGGGTTAGAGTTTTTGATTGGAAGAGGGTGAAGAAAGAAACCCAAACTAAATCTTTAGAGAAAATGCAAGAAAATGAATCATCAAGATTGGCTAGGATACAAGAAGAACATCAGTCAGCTTATGAAGCTATTAGAAGTAAAGCGGGTTCAGAATTAAACTCTTTAAATTTTGATAGAGCTTTTGATGCAGTTAAAGCTTTAGATATTGGAATACAGGGGGAGAGAAAAGTAGCAGAAGGGTTGATAAATATACAATTCATACAAGATGTGGTAAATATTCTTGTGGATGAAATAGATGATACGGATTTAATTAAAAGAATAGCTGGTAGATTGAAGGTATTAATGGCTTCAAAAGAAGATGAGTAATGAATTAACTACATATAATAAGGCATTTGAAATGCTTGCTGATAGATTAGTGACGAGCAGAAAATATTCTATCGGAAGTTTTTGGGAATTTGTTAGGGATGTGTGGTCTTTAGGTTTTGAACATCCTGAATATTTTAAAGCTTGGCATGTAGGAAAACTATGTGAAGAAGTTGAAGAATGTATGGAAAATAAAATGAATTATCTCGCTATATTACCTAGAGCACATTTTAAATCTACAATTTTAGGACATGCATTTAGTATATGGAGAACTTTAAAAACTCCGGGAAGCTGTAATATTTTATATTTATCTTATAGCGATACTATGGCAAAGTATCATATCTCTGAAATTAACAAAGAAGTTAATCGTAATCCAATTTTAAAACAATTAATGACAAATAAAGCTCCAAAAGCGGACTTTACTTTTAGATACTCAACAGGAAACGAAGGAACTGCAGAAATATTACATGGTGGGTTATTTTCTTTCAAACGTGGTATGCACGTTAATGGAGCATTAATTGCTGATGACATATTGAAAGACCCTGAAAGTCCATTGGCAGTAGGTCAAATGGCGAAGATTGAGGATCACTTCCTTACAGAATCCTTATTTATTCCTAATCAAGGAATTCCTGTGGTGGTTGTAGGTACACCTATGATACCCGGAGATTTATTAACAGTACTAGAAAAAGATGATAGATTTAAAACTACTAAGCTTCCTGCATTAGATCCAGAACCGGGAAGAAGAGTGTTAATGCCAGAAGTATATAATGAAAAATGGTTATTAGAACAACAAAAAGCAAAGCCTAAATCCTTTGCATCAGAATTTTTATTACAACCACATTTTAATACTGAGGCATATTTTAATACTGAAGATATTGAAAAGTGTGAAGATGCAAATTTAAGATCATTACCCACTACTATGAAACATGATTTTAGTGATGATGAAGATATATTTGCTGGGTTCGATGTAGGTAAGAAAAGACATCCATCTCATTTAGTTGTGTTTAAAAGAAAAGGTGAACGTATAGAACAAATTCATCAATCATGGTTAGATGGTTGGGATTATTCACAACAGGTTGTATTTTTAAATGAAGCGGCAGAAAATTTTGGATTATCAAAAGGATATATAGATAATACCAGAGGTGAGTTAGAAGATAGGGGATTACATAGATTATGGTATCCATTATCATTTTCTTTAAAGTCTAAGAATAATATGGCACATATTTTTGAAGAGTATGTACATTCAGGTAATTTACATTTAATAAGAGATCATAGACAAAGACAACAGATATTATCAGTTAGTAATGAATTAAAAGCTCCTGAAACCCCTATGGGGCATGGGGATGCTTTCTTTTCTATTGCTATGGCTTTGCAAGCTGCGTATGAAACTGGGGTATATAGAATGCAGACTGTAGCTAATTTACAGGATATTGCTGCAGATGTTGACCCATCATTAAAAAATGTTGGAAATTTAGACAAAAATAAACCTGATGTACTACTTGATTTTGATCAAGACAAGTATAATAATAACATGGAGTCGCCAAACCCCTCATGCACTGATGAAGTGTGTAATCCTACATTTTGGGTCCCTAAAAGAAAACTATGTTTATATTGTAATTATCGAGGAAATTAAGGAGTATATATGATCGCACTTTCAACACAAGCAGAGACAGTAGCAAAAAAAAGATATTATTTAAAGGATGTGTCTGGTGATCCACAAGAAACTGCTGACAGTTTAATAAAAAGAGTTTCTGAAGCTATTGCTTCTGTTGAAATTGAATATGGAAAATCAAAGGTTGACATCCAACTTACAGAAAGAGATTTTTCTAAAATGCTTTCTAGATTAGATTTTGTACCAAATTCCCCAACATTAATGAATGCTGGTACGGAACAAGGAACTTTGTCTGCATGTTTTGTGCTACCTCTTAAAGATAGTATGGAAGATATTATGAAGACAGCTCATGATGTGGCTATGGTTCAAAAATTCGGAGGAGGAACAGGATTCGCTTTATCTGAGTTAAGACCTAAAGGTGATAAAATAAAAACTACTCATGGTGTTGCTTGTGGTCCAATACAAGTATTACAAACATTATCAAGAGTATCTTCTATGATTACGCAGGGAGGAAAACGGGATGGTGCTAATATGGCTGTTATGAATATTCAACACCCTGATATTTTAGAATTTATAGATTGTAAATCAGTTGAAGGTGATATACATAATTTTAATATTTCTGTTGCAGTAAATTCAAGGTTTATGAAAGCTGTAGAAGCTGGATTAGATTACCCTTTGATTAACCCAAAAGATAATTCTATTGCAGGATATTTGAATGCACAAGAAGTATTCAATAAAATAGTATATGGTGCGTGGAGAAATGGTGAGCCCGGTATGATTTTTATGGATAATGTGAATTATGATAATCATGTTATAGAAGAATACGGAGAAATGATAGCAACTAATCCATGTGGTGAACAACCTTTATTACCTAATGAATCATGTAATTTAGGGTCAATAAATCTTGCAAATTTTATAGATACTGAGGGAGTTCCTAAAATTAAATGGGAAGAACTAGGCGATACAGTTAAACTTGCAACTAAATTTTTAGATAATGTAGTTGATGCTAATAAATATGCCACACCAGAAATCGAGAAGATGACTAAAGCTACACGTAAAATTGGTTTAGGTGTAATGGGATTTGCAGATTTACTAGTTCAACTTCGCATACCTTATAATTCTGAAGAAGGAACAAGAGTAGGTAGTAAAATAATGAAGTTTATTAGAGAGGTTTCAGATAAAACTTCATTAAAATTAGCTGAAGAACGGGGTACTTTTCCTGCATGGGATAAAAGTGATTATGGTGAAAACGAAAAATATAGAAATGCTTGTCGTTTAACAGTCGCACCTACTGGAACTATATCTATGTTTGCTGATACTTCTAGTGGAATAGAACCATTATTTTCATTGGCATATAGAAAAATGAATATTTTAGAAGGGCAAACTCTTTTTTATGTAAATAAGTATTTTGAAAAAGATGCAAAAGAACATGGTTTTTACTCAGAAGATTTAATGGAACATCTTTCAAATGGGGGTTTATTATCTAATAGACCAGAAGTTCCACAATGGATTAAAGAAGTATATATAACTTCTCCTGAAATATCTCCTGAATCTCATGTTGGAATGCAAGCAGCTTTTCAGGAATATTGTGATTCAGGAATTTCTAAGACAATAAACTTTTCAAATGAGGCATCAATAGAAGATGTGTATTCAGCATATATTGGTGCTTGGAAATTAGGTTGTAAAGGAATTACTGTCTATAGAGCAGGAAGTAGAGAGAAAGAAGTTTTAGTAAATGCCCATAAAACAGAATCTCATGACGTTAATGATTCATTAGATGGTCAATTAGCATTTAATATTGAAACTAATGATGAACAAAAATGTTGTAACGATGCTATAATAGTTATGGAATCAGGTTGTAAATCCTGTAAAACTTGTGGATGGAGTGCATGTCATATAGCATAATCTTCATTTTTATAAAAAAGTAGTATAATAATAGTAGGAGAAAAGAAATGACCATAGGAAATATGTTAAGAGATAGACAGCAACAGTATGTCGCTACTAAAGACAATACTGGAACTTGGAGAATATTAGATACTTGGCATGACGATTTAACTAAGTTAGATCCAGAAGCTGAAATTTCTGATGACAGTCAAGCAGTAACTGTATTATCTGAGGGAGCTTTTTTAGCTTTAGTTAGAGAAGCTACTAGATTAGGAGTGTTGCAAAATGCTGCTATGATGGAAAATGAAGCTTTAGCAGATCAAATAGAAGACCTTAAAGAAGAAAATGAAAAATTAAAAATAGAAGTCCCAAATACCCCTATAAATAATATAGTAGAAAATGTAGGGTTAAAAGAAAAAGCTATAAATGCAATTGTTAAATTAGCAGCTATAGATGATTTAAAAGAGGTTACTAAAGAATAAGATGAAATTAGCAGATTATCTTCCAGAAGTCCCAAAGATGGCAGCCCAAATGGGGAAGTTAGGTTCGCAAATAGATATTTTTAATGATTTATTATTAAATAAATCTGCGGGTGATACAGGTAGTGGTCCAACATTTGGTGTTGATTATATTGTTAATACTTATGTTAGGAATCAACTTGCATATAGAAAACAATTAATTCAAGATTTACAGACCATTGCATATACTGTAGAAGAATTAAGAGCTCCAATATTACATATTACTGGTGAAGTATTTAGGAGAGGCATTAAATTTGAACCTATAAAAGAAAATCCAGACCCTAAACAATTAAATAGACTTAAAAAATTTATGGATGATTGTAACCTTTTCGATCAAGGTTTGGAAGAAGTGTTACGTCAATTCCATTGGGATTTAAATACTGTAGATGATGCATTTATATACTTTGCAAAAGAATATTATGATGCTGGAGATAAAAAATTAAGATCTAGAGTTACTGAAATAAGGAGAATAAATCCTGCTTTAATAGAATTTGACTTAGATGAAACAGGACTTCCTAAAAACTCACATTTTTTCTGTCCAATACATAGAGAAAAAATTACACAGGTTCCAGCCGAATGTGATGAAGAGAAGTGTGACCAAGAAAAGCAACCAGCAATGTACAGATATTTATATAGAACAGAAGTACATTACTTTTTAGATAGTGAAATTGTTCATCTATCAAAATTTAACCCAACCGAAACTTATGGGTGGTCTCCTATATTAACTATATTTGAAAAGGCATTGACCCTTATAGGTATGGATAGAAACTTATATAGATACTTCTTTGAAAGAAAAGTACCAGCATCTATGGTTATGGTAACTACTGATGATCCAGAAAGTTTGAAACGTGAAAGAGAAGCACTTGCGGCTAGAACAAGACAGGATCCTAACTATATTCCTATGATTGCTGTCTCATCTAGAACTAATAGAGGTAGAGTTGATATGGTAAGATTATTCCACACTCTTCAAGAAATGGATTATTTACCAGTTAGGGCAGAGATTAGAGAAAGAGTTTCTGCAGTATATGGAGTATCTCCAGTATGGCAGGGAGCCCCAGATTCTTTTGGTGGTTTAACACAACAGACTTCTCAATTAACTGTAATGAGTCGTGTGGTAGAAAGAGATCAACGACAGATAATGGAAAAAGTTTTTCCTTCAATTTTAAATAATTTTGGTATTACAGATTACACATTAGTCTTACCTAATCCTGAAGAGAAAGCTGAAGCTACTCGTATTGCTCAATCACAACAAAAATCAGCAATTGCACAGCAATTATTAAACATGGGATTTGATGTTAAACTTAAAGATAATGATGTTTCTATATCTGATATAGATTTCTTAGTAGGTGGTGAACCAGTACCGACTGCTAAACTTCAAGGTGAACAACAAGCACTTGCATTAGAACAAGCAGAACAACAAGCTGCGATGCAGGAAGCTATGATGAAACAACAAGCAGAAGGGGGTGGAGAAGAAGGTGAAGAAGCAGCAGAAGGTGGAGGTGAAGAAGCAGCAGAAGGTGGAGGTGAAGAAGAAGGTGAAATACCTATAGAAGGAAGTATGGAAAAAGCTGTTACAGACGTTCCAGAACGTATAGCTAATTTAAATACAGCTGTTCCTAGAGGGAAACAGAATATAGAAAAAACTATTCCAAAATCCCAACGAAAATTCCAAGGTAGAATGGGTGGTATAACACCAGACCATAATGATAAAACACCTCTAGAAGAACGTGATATAGAAGATTATATGGAGACTAGGGAAAGGAAAGCAGAAGATAGAGCTTTTGGATTAACTAAAACATCTACATGGATAGATAGTTTAGCTGATCAAGGTTATGCTTATCCCATTATTAAAGAGGTATCTCCAAATGGTCAGCAAGTATGGTTTGCTAATAATGGAGAAGAATATGTAGGCAATCTTACAGGAACGGGTGTAGATAAAATTCAAAAGGCATACTTTGGTAACCCAGTATTTTCTGATGTAGGAGGAAAGAAACCACTCGGTGAGGCTTATACATCAGAAACAGGTGATGGCACATCAAAGGCTAAAGCTGAGGATGTATCTAGATATACTCCTGAAGAACTGAAAAATTTAATAGATGATGAGGAAGATGACTAATGGTAGATAACATGAAGTTTAAACAAAAACATTCTAAGTATAAATCTCTACCTAAATCAGCCTCTTCTAAATCCCCCAATGAACCCGGTGAATATGAAGATCATTCATATAAACATAGAGAACAAAGACCAGATGGTTCCACTGTTTATTATTATGATAATGGTGTAAAAGCAATACATCACCCTAAAAATACAGGAGAAAAATATCATAGAAGGGCTGTAAAGCATCATGAGGATGAAAGTAAAAAGGCTTTTGATGTAAATAAATATAAGTCTGCTTTATCCCACATGCAAGCTGCTCATGGTCATGCATTAGCTGCTAGTGATAAATCTGAAGATTCCAAAGTTGAAAAATTATATAAAGAATTTGGTGGTACTGTAGCAGTAGCGTCTGATCCCGGAGTATTCACTAACACTTATAGTGGTACAAAATCTAAGAGGAAAAATAACTCAAATAAAAAAACAGATAAGACAGATAGCGGACCTTTAAAATTAAGCAATTGGTTAGAAAACATAACTGAAAAAGGGATGCCCCCTCCTAAATATATAAGTAAAACAAATGCACTTTCTGATTTTATTATCAACCTTGTAAAACAAGTATCCATTGATTTAAAAAAACAGGGTAATGAACAAGATACTGAACAGAGACCGGGGGCAGCTTGGGCTGATGAACAAGATGAAATTGCTACCAAATTTCATGAAGATTTACGTGCCAATCCAGAGAAATATGGAATTACATTTGTAGATGATGTAGAAAAAATGGAAACTGATTGGACTAGAGAAAAGAAAGAAAATAAATTAACTAACATGCCTTTCTTAAATGAATATAAATCTAAAGAAGGATTAAGAGAAAACCCCCCACAAGGGGAAAAAGTTAAAAGGGTTTTAAAAAAGAATATTTTACAAGGACCGGGAAGAAATCCTAGGTATGCAAATGATTATTATAATCCTCCCAACAAAAGAAAACCTGACCCAGAGGATTAAAAAGATAAACTCTAAACATATTTTAGATAAATGTGATATAGTGTATAAAGTAATAGTTTAAAGATTAGGAGAGATTGTAATGGTTATACCAGAAAATGCGAAAGAAGAGATAATAAAAAGAAAATTCGCAGGTGCTACTTGGAGTAGTATATCAAGATGGGTTAATAAAAAATATGGAGTTAATATCCATAGAACAACATTTCAGAAGTGGTTTGATAGAGAAATTTCTACAGATGATGAAATAGTAGAATCTGATATGGATGATATGAATGTTGATTTCTCCCCGAAAGCTCATGTTAAACTCACTAAGAAAATAGAAACGTATAAGGGTGAGGCAAGGTATTGGAAAAAAGTTGCAGAAGCAGCAGTTAAGAAAGAAGCTAAAAGAGATCTACTTATAGATTCAATCAAAAAATTCACACCTTCATATAAAGAAGTTCGTAAATACAAACCAAGAAAACCATCAGGTAAAGTAAAAGGTAATAGTGTGCAATCTATGATCGCCCCACTTACAGATACTCACGTTGGGGATAATGTAGAATCAGATGAGATGTTAGGATTGAATGAGTACAACATTGATATATTTAATAAAAGATTACATGGATGGGCGAACCAAGTAATTACCCTAGCAGAACTTAGACGTAATTCCGCAGAGGTTGGTGAGCTTGTAGTTCCTATGTTAGGAGATATGATTAGTGGAGATATACATGAAGAGTTAGCAAGAACTAACAATGATCATTGTATGGGACAGATGATACGAGGAGCTAATCTTATTGCTCAAGCATTAATGTTAATTGCCCCACATTTTAATAAAGTGCGTGTACCTTGTGTAGTAGGTAATCATGGTCGTATGACTAGGAAGCCACCTATGAAAAATAAGTATATGGATTGGGATTATATGTTGTATCAATGGATATCAGTATTCTGTGCTGATCAGAAAAACATTGAGTTCCACATACCTAAATCATTTATGACTACAGTCAATGTATGTAATAGAGATATTTTATTAGCACATGGAGATTTCATTAGTGGTGGTGGAAGTGGAACTGCAATCAATAGAGGAATTAGTAACATGCGTAATGTTATGCAATTTCAAAAAGGTTTAAAAGATGAGGTTATACAGCTACAGGATAACATTCTTGAAGAAG